TCACATCCACATAATTTGCTGCCCTGACGGCAACGGGTGCGGCCTTACGGCGTGGACTTCTCCCGGCTTCACGATGTATCTCTGTACCGACTCATAGGTGATGAACGTGGCGCTGCAATTCACGTTCTGACACTGGTGATAACGCTCTTTTGTCGTGTCAGTGATATAGCGGCTTGTACGCGCATGTGCGGCATGCTGGCATAAAGGACAATGAAACATCGCGAGCACCTCTTCCGGTTTTGTTGATGGTGCCATTTTAGTTAATTTATCCTTATAAAACAAACAGATAAAACAAAAACATCACTCATCATCTTCTGTTTCGTACTCCACATCAGAAAGCCTGACCTCAAGCTCCAAGGACGTCGTGAAGCCGCTATTATTCAGAAAATGTGTCACCTTAGTGATTGTCCAGTCCTGCTCGTCTATGACGCGCTTAAAGCCTGACACTTTAACCGGTGTTTCCGTGTAAATATCTGCCCGACCGGTAGCCAGGCTGATGGAGAACTCCGCCAACCGAAAATGACCACGCCAGCCACGGCAGCAGATTTGCCGGGCAGGTATCCGGGTTCCACAGCTCACGAATACTGACCGGCGTTTTTTCAATTTCCGCACAGGCTTTTGCGGCGGCAACTTCAAGCGGTGATGAGCCAGTCGGCAGCAGTCGCGAATCACTCATCCGAGCCTCCGGTCACGACGCGGTATTCGGTACAGAAAGACGCCTGCGTACTGTTGAGCACAATGTCGGCCAGTGGTGCGGCCAGCTCGACACGCTGCACGCCTTCCACATGCAAAGCGGCATAAATGGCAGACAAACGGATGTCGCGCCCCAGCCGGTGCTGTGCCGTGATATACGCTTCCAGCTTTTTCACAGCGGCAGCGCGAATGGGTTCGCTTTCGGGACCAGGGTAAAGGTAAAGCGTGGCGTTTATCTGATATTCAACGATGGCGGCAGACTGCACGGTCACGCGGTCGGCCACCGGCCTGACGTCCTCGCCATTAAGGGCGTTACGCACCACCGCCAGCAGGTCTTCGGATGCGACACCGTTATTTTCACGTGACAGCACAGAGATGGTGACGCAGGCCGGAGACGGACTGGTGACAGAGATATCCGCGACACGCCCGTCAGCACTGCGACCATGATACTGATAGGCACCCACCGACCCGGCGACGCTTAAACCTTCAAAGGCCTGCTGAATACGCAGACGATAATCGGTGTCAGATTCCATCACGGCCGGTGTCGGCGGGACATAACGCCCTTGCCGGTGGGCTTCTCTGTGCGGACGGCCAGTGGCGGCAGATTGTCACCATTGAGGACGCCCTGAAAGGTGGCTGCACGCTGTTCGACATTGAGCAGCTTAAACGCGAAAACAGCGCCGACGATTTTAAAAACCTGTTCATGTGTGAATTTGTTGACGACAAGGCGTCGGTGTTCCCGTTCGAGGAGCTGCAACGCTGCATGGTCGACACGCTGGAAGAATGGGAAGACTATGCGCCGTTTGCCGCCAATCCGTTCGGATCCCGCCCGGTATGGATTGGTTACGACCCGTCACACCGTGGCGACAGCGCCGGATGCGTGGTACTGGCACCGCCGGTGGTGGCCGGTGGCAAATTCAGAATACTTGAGCGTCACCAGTGGAAAGGCATGGACTTTGCCACCCAGGCTGAATCCATCCGCAAACTCACCGAAAAATACAACGTCGAATACATCGGAATTGATGCCACCGGCCTCGGTGTCGGCGTGTTCCAGCTCGTTCGCTCGTTCTATCCCGCCGCGCGCGATATCCGCTACGGGTAATTTGCAATCGTTCAGACCTGGTCAGTCTGGCAGATGGTGCAATTTCATGCGGTTTTAACGGGATTCCGTTTCTTTGCTGACGATTTGGTGTTCTCAGGCCGTGTTTTAATGCACCCCTGAGCGTCCTCACGACCTCCGGGTCATTCCATTCGATAACACCGTCTTCAACCAGATTTAGCACTGCTGCGGCGTGCTCAGAAGATGTGGGAGCCGGTAACGAAGTATCACCACCGGTGAGCTTTCCACAGTTATTGACAGGACTCCGAGGCGCGGCGATGCCGCTTTTTAAAGTCAAAGGCTCAACGACCGGAACTTTCGGCACAATGCGCCAGTCCGTCGTTCTGGTGATATGAATATGACGCGCGCCGAGATGCGGCGCGTAAATGCCGACCACTCTCTCGACTTCTTCCTCGTACTCGTTAACGTCATCCGACGGGCTACGGGCGACCCTGACAGTCTGACAATCGCGCGGGACATTTGCCCCGCCCTGCGCGCTGATATACAACGCAAAATCACCACTGTCTGCAGCGGCGCGTGCAGCCTCGACGCGCTCGTCAAACTCATCAGCAATGCTGACGCCGCGAGGCAATTTGCGTAGTTCACGGTAAGCCCCCATTGTCGGCAGGCCAACCGTTTTAAATTGCGGAATGCGCCACGTTGACGCCCATGCGGTAACAGCCGCAGCTGTGTCTTTCAGCGGCCTACCGGTATCATTATCGAGCTGACCATCCAGTGCATAGCCGTCGATGTTTTTTGAAATGTATTTCGCGATATATCCCGCAGCACCGCCCCGGTTAAGGTGTTTTGCCTGAAAACGGTTTCGCGCGGCTCCTCTTTCGTCGCCATCCTCTTTGAGCGCATAGCGACGCATGATTTCGATAATCTGGTTGCGCTGGCGTGGATTACAAAAAAGCATCATATGCCAGTGCGGCGTTCCGTCGTGGTGTGGCTCGACGACACGCAAACCGTAGACCTGTAAATCATTATCCTTGAATGCCGTGCGCATCAGGCTCCAGATACGGCAGAGATAACGCTGCGCATCCTTTGGATTAAATGCCTCATCGTTCCAGCCGTGATTAAGCTGAACGGTTTTACTTTCGCCTTTTCTGACCTGACGAGTCGGGTGATACTTTGACGGCGCGGTCAGCGTGATAAACATCCCCACATCACCCTCTGCGGCGGCGTAACGCTCAATTCCAGCGATGGTGTTCATCAGCTCCATCCGGCGAATTTCAGGATTAGAAATACTGCCCATCACCTTACTGATAAGGTCGATGCGCTCGCCGGTTTCCCTGTTTTCAAGGTCACACGATTTAAGAAATTCCAGATTTGCCTGGCGGCGTGCACGCACATCCCGAATGGCATGTTTACTGGCATAAGGAGAACGGTCTTTATTGACCTCCCCGACAGCAATCAGTAACGCCTCATGCCAGCGCATACGCTGGCCTTTAAGCTGATGAGTCCACCACTCATCGTTAAACAGGCGGGCAATGGCAGAATATGCCTGCCTCGTGGTCATCTGTCCTTTACGGTATTTTTTCCAGTAGAGCGGGGAAATATTGAAAGCACATGCAGCGCCAGCAACATGACCATAGAGGTGAGCCTGCGCCTCATCCGTAAACAGCGATTCTTTTTCGCCATGTGCATCAACCCAGGCATCGCAGAGTTCCTCATACATCATGAAAAGCTGCGATGAGATACGGGCAGCAAACTTTTTCAGCTCCTTGTCATTCATTCCCGGCAGGCGCGCATAGTGGTCACGCTCTGCCAGAAACAGCAACGACGCGTCGGTGTTCATTTCATGGCGCTGATTCACACGCTCAATGCGCGGCCATAAACGACGCTGAAAAGTGGATGTGAGGAAATAAAACCCGTGCACCGGGCTTTTATTGCGCCGGATGTAGTCATAGCGTGAAGTAAACAGCGAGCGTAAAAAGTAAGGCAGGCGGTTAATCGTGGATAAAACACCTTGCACCTGACGCATCTCGTCACGTGTAAGGGGTCTTTCGCGCCCGACAGCCTCGCGTGGCGCGTTCCATGCATAAGCACCGGTAAACGTCTTACCGGTGCCTGCGGCATATGCTGACGGAGGGACAAAACGCCCGGAGGCTTTAACGGCCATATGAGCCCAAAGCCTCTGAACAACGCCTGCTGAGTTGCTCAACCTGCGCGTTTAAATCAGCAAAAGACTTTGCGCTTCCGGTCAGAATATCGTGATGCATCAGGCCGGAAACGAGCTGGCTTAATTTCGGGCAATAACCAACCACCGCCAGCCATTCCTGACCGGCGTTTTTACCGCTTTCCGCTCTCTTTTTCTCGTGGAGAATAAACTGAAAGCTGTCACTGGTAACGACATAACGTTCGCCAATTTCAATACGAATACTCATGCCGTTCTCCGGTAATGTTTGTTTTTTGCTTCAAAGACTGACTGACAGGAAACACAACGCGTGGCTGACGGATAAGCCGCACGACGGGCAGCAGGTATTGGCGCGTCACACTCTTCGCAAACCAGCGCAGAAGCACCGCAATGTTTTACCCTTGCCGCGTTAATCTGACGCTCCAGTAATTCAGCCTGTTGTTCCTGAATAAAATCCACGTTGTCCGGCATTACCAGCTCCTTTTGTCGTTAAGTTTTTTAAATTCATCAGCGCAATAGCTGGCAATTTCTGTCGTTAATTTCGTCAGTTCATCCACGGAGGAGATTTGCTTGTGAAATACAGCGCGTTTAACAAGTAAATTGACCACATCAGACAGGATATTTAATTCATTCTGATAAATCGCGATAACAGACTCAGTTATTTCGCGTTTTTCTTTATCAAGACCAAGTTGAATAAGAGATAAATCGCCATTTTTCATAACGGCGATTTTTAAGGCGTTATTCAGTAATACAACCGAACGAGAACAGGACATCAAAGCACCTCCCCGCGAGACAATCCGATATTGTGAAATTTTTCCGACTCCTGACTGAGCAGCTCGACTATCTCCACGCGGGATAACTCCGCCTTTGTGATGTGTCGAATCATGGCGTCAAGATGAGAAGAAAAGCGCGTCGCTGCATCGGCCTGTGCTTCGGTTCTGGCCTGTTGCAGCAGTAATGCGTATTTACCGCACTGATTTTCAGAAACTGTATGCATGACTTTCTCCAGGCAAAAAGAAGCCCCGCACAATTAAGTGCGTTAAAAACTCTGGTTAATTACTTAATGCAGATATTGCTCTGGTTTTACCGACGTCAGAATTGTCGGTGCATACTCAAACAGGCTGAATAATTCACGTAATGCACGGAATAAAGCATCACGCCAGTAACATGATTCTTCATTAATTCGCCAGTATGGCTGGTTGAATTCTTTTTCAGTCAATCCGGCATGCATAAATAAAGTACGACGCTGACTGACTGTTAAAAAACTAATATATGCATACTCACTTGCGCCAACCTGACGGCGTTTTGAGAATGCCCCACGCAATTCATCAATTGCACATACCAGTCGTTCACGTTCGACGTCGTTCATTTCTTCAAAACGCATCGTTGCGTGACGTTGTTTTAACTGCGCATGAAAGCAAACTGTTAGCCGTTCGCGCTCCATCATCTGATTATAATAATCACATGTATCCTGCCAGCGAGGGACGGCCAGATGCTTACCAATTATCCGGCGCATAGCTGCTGGCTGTTTTTCAACGAGATTGAGCGTCATCACTGTCATTTCCATACCCTCCGGCTTTTCAGAAAGGTCAGAGCCTTTTTTAACGGACTCTGTTTTTTGGTGCGGATAATGATTCCCTTGCGTCCCTTCCCGTGGGTGATGGTGAAGTCAATCGCCCTGGGGCTTTCGTTACGCAGTAACTGCGCAATACAACGCGGCTCATTCATAATCACAACCCCATCCACAAAAGCCATGCATCACGCTGTTCAACCGGTCGGTTATAAAACGCCTCACGTACAGCGCGATTAAACTCTGGAATGAAAACCCATTTCTCACCGGCGCGGGCCTTCGGCTTATTTGGATCTCGAAGCTCGATAACCGGTAGCTTGTTAGCCTTTATCATTTCTGTAACTGCGGTTTTTGGTTTACCCAATAAATCTGCAAACTTTTCCGCATGTACCGCATCAAGCGGGTACTTAATCACATAATCATTAACTTCCATCTATGTTACCCTCATAGGATCCAGCCCCTTAAAAACCGCTTGGAACCGTTTAAGCGGCGCTGGACTCACGCCCGAAAAGGTTCTGGATTAATGACCTTTTCGGGGAATATAGTCATTAAGTCAGGACTATGTCAAATGAATATCGCACAGAAATTAAGAGCAATAAGACAATCGGAAGGGCTAACTCAAGCAAAATTCAGTGAAATCAGCGGCATAGCGTTAGGAACGCTAAAGAATTACGAAGGAGGCCATCAAGACCCTGGCATCCAAGTTGTGTTGCAGGTCACCAATGCACCTCAGTTCCAAAAATACACACTATGGCTCATGACAGATAAAACAGCGCCGGAAGCGGGACAAATCGCACCGGCTCTCGCGCACAGTGGGCCAGAGTCAACAGAATCCAACCACTCCGCGAAAAGGATTGGCTAACTCTATATAAAAATTACATTTTCACCATTTGCCACCAAGATGGTGAATACAGCGCCGGAGGGCTTTCTTATGGCAATTAAGAAGCTCGATGATGGTCGCTATGAAGTGGACATTAGACCTCGCGGTCGCGACGGAAAACGCATCCGCAGGAAATTTGAAAGAAAAGCTGAAGCACTAGCATTTGAGCGATACACAATCGCCAATGCCAGTCAGAAAGAATGGGGAGGCCAGCGAGCAGACCGCCGAACTTTGACAGAATTGCTCGACATCTGGTGGAAATACCACGGGCAAAACCACGAGCATGGGACAAAAGAGTTTAATCATCTGCTCAAAACCATCAGCGGCATAGGTGATATACCAGTGAGTCGGATGAACAAAAGGGCTTTGATGGATTATCGCTCCATGCGACTACGTGATGGCATCAGTGCTGCAACGATAAACCGCGACATGTACCGATTATCCGGCATGTTCACAAAATTAATTCAATTGGATGAATTTTCCGGGCAACACCCAATTCACGGACTGCCGCCACTGACGGAGGCTAACCCTGAAATGACGTTCCTGGAAAAAGCAGAAATCGAAAAACTGCTAAATGTTTTGACTGGTGATGACTTACTTGTCGCGCTTTTATGTCTGAGCACTGGAGGAAGGTGGACGGAAGTTGCCACACTAAAACCAGCACAGATTACAAGTTGCAGGGTTACCTTCCTGAAAACCAAAAACGGTAAAAAGCGAACAGTGCCGATTTCTGAGGAACTGGAGAAAAAAGTTAAAGAGGAGGCCAGCGCCAAATTGTTCAAGGTAGATTATGAGAAGTTTTGCGGGATTTTACGCAGAGTGAAACCTGATATCCCTCCCAATCAGGCAACCCACATTCTGCGGCATACATTCGCAAGCCATTTCATGATGAATGGGGGCAACATAATTGCACTGCAACAGATTCTGGGGCATGCGAGCATTCAGCAGACAATGACCTATGCGCACCTTGCGCCTGACTACCTGCAGAACGCCGTCGCTCTGAATCCACTAAAAGGCGGAGTGACGTTATAA